AGCTTTCTGTGTATTCACCATAAGCTGTATTTTAAGCAAGGCTTGGTTAATAGCGTGTTGTGATGATTTAACCTCTCTAAAGATACCATAATATTCTGTTTTATTTGAGCTATTTAGTTTTTGTACTCTATAAGGGTTTTTAACTTCTTTATAAGTAATTTCTTTCTTACTAAGCTCTTCGTTTCCGCACCAGTAAATACTCCAAGTCTTACCGTCTTCATCAGTAATAATTGAATGAACAACTAAGTAGTTATCATAAGTTTTATACTTTCCATGAAACTCATTAGTATATGTATATGTAAACTCGGCTTCTTCAATCTCTAAGTGATTATAATAAGCATCTACATTTTTAAGTTTCTCTTTACCAAAGAGATTAACGAAAGCATCTTCACTTATCCACTTAAATCTATGAATATATCTGGCGTCAGAATAGTCATCTAATCTACTCATAGGGTCTAAAACTATTTCTAGAGCTGGTACATGACTTATTTTAATATCATATTTAGGTCTACCAAATTCATCAGTTTCACCATTTTTTACAACATCTATATAACTACACATTAAGCCTATAAGTATATTATCTAGCTTAATTTTATCCCCTTCAGATTGAAAGTTATTAGTTCTAAATACATAGTCAGTTAGGTCTTGTAAAATAGCGGCTGTATAAACTTCATCTATTTTAGTAGGGTTAACTCTTATATTATTAACTATTGTGGAGTAATAACCTATTAACATTCTACCAAAAAGCTTTATAATATTAAACGTTTCAGCTGGTTGACCTCTATCCGCTAATGTATTAAGTTGGCTATCTGTATATTGTCTATTATGGTATAAATCTATAATCTCCATAGCTTCTTTTCTAGATGACTCAAAAGCTTCATAACCTATCTTAAAGGTATCTTGTAAAGTTTTAATATCAGCTTTCATTACTTACCTTCTTTCAATGGTAGCCATGTATTACTTTCTAGGTCTTTATAGTAAGTAACGCCTTCCCACTCTTTGGTTTCAAGTTTAGTAGATTTAGTTTTTTCTACTTTAGCCTCAGTTCTTAAATAATTAGCAACATCTAATAAACTATTTACTCTCCCTCTTATTTCAGTAGCATATAAAGCAGGAGCTATTGTTTTATAAGAACTATAAGAATTAGCTGCATTTTCTAGTGTCTCAGCTAACTTAATTTTTACAGTATTATCAGCTTTAAACTCGGTACCTAGTTGCTTCTTAATTCTATCAAGCTCATTACCTGTAACTTGGCTTCCCATAGAAGCTTTAATAAATGAGTTAACAATTAAATTGTAGTTAGAACTATTCTTAAGAACGTCATCATCTAAGTCCATACCTAACGTATCCATAGCTTCTTTAACTGTAGCATCAACTATACCAGTAGACTTACTTAATGTATCAACATCTAATTTCTTAGCAGCTGTACCTAATGCTGCCATAGCTTTAACATCTTCTCTTATGTCAGTTTTATCTGCTTCTTCTTTAGCCATACGCATCATATTAGTTTTATTAATACCTTTAAGTTTATTAACATCTACATCATAAAGATTAGATACTCCAGACTCTTCAGTAATAGCATTAATTTGAGCTGTTTTATATTTATCTACAGTAATAGCTGAAGGCTCTTTCTCTAGCATACCAGCAGTCTTCTTGAGATATTGTGTCTTACCTTCTTCACCTAATGCAGAACCTATGTATTCAGCTGTTTGCTCAACTGCAGTTTTAGTTTCTTTAGTAGTTCTCAGATAATCAGCTAAAGTAGCATTAGGGTGTTTTTCTAAAAATTTCTCCATATCTTCAAACTTCAAAGTTTCAGTTTTCTGAGCTATTTCTTTTTGCTTTAACTCTATAGCCTTTAGCTTGTCTGCATCCATTTTATCTATGTAACCAGTAGCTGCATAATATTCCATTAAATTAATAGGTGCCATTTTACCATTAGGTGAAGTGGCTATAACTATTCTTTTAGCTGGGTCATTTAACATCTCTTCTGTAACACCTAATTCACTAAGTTTCTCAGGTGTTAAGTCTTTAGTATTTAAAAAGCTAGCTGTTCCCATACCATCTAACTGTTGTTTCAGTAAAGGGTTTTTCTTCATTAAATTTAAAAACTTAGTATCACCAGTTCTTTCAAAACTATCAAATGCGCTAAATGTATCTTTCTTAGCATTTTCTTTTTGCATTTGTTCAATTTGCATTTTTAAAGCTTGTATTTGCTGCTCAGATTGTTGCATACTTAACTGCCCTTGTTGCATTTGTTGAGCAAACTGAGCTTCTTGCATTTGAATTTTTCTTCTATTCTGTTTTATATCTTCAGCTTGTAGCATACCAGATTGTGCCATCTGTAGACCCTGTGCTATTCCTTGTCCTAGTCCATACATATTATTTCCTTAATTAACCAAATAAAGAACCTGGAGGGTTCGTAGCCATACCAGAGCCATAAGGGTTTACACCCCTATTTAAAGCATTATAAGTCATATAAGTACTTAAACCAGAACCTAATGATTGCCCTATACCTGCATAAGCACTAGCAGCTTGATTAGCATAAGTACCTTGCAGTGCCATAGCATTACCAGCAGCTTGCATATTTGTTGAAGCTATATTTCCATAAGCTCCTGCAACTCCTTGTTGTAACGTAGAACCTTGGCCTAAACCTAAAGCTAAGAAGTTTTGTTTTTGTGTGGCTACTTCTTGTGCTGCAGATTGTCTGATAGATGCTCCACCTAACATTCTCTGTGACTCTAAATCTGTTAAGGCTTGAGCTGCGGCGCCACTAGTAGATAAACCTCTTTGAGCTAATGCTCTATCTAGAGATTGCTTACTAGTTGTATAACTTTGTTGCAGATTTTGTAATCCCATAGCAGCATAAGTATCTGGTGAAAGTGATTGATAATAACTACTTAAATTCTCTTGTATCGGACCAAAGATACTTTCCCAATCTGCATATTGTTGCTTTTGGAATTCTAGTTGTTCTCTGCTAGCTTGTAATGAAGCATCAGTAGCCGCTTGACTAGCCGCTGCTTGTTGACTAGCTGCTGAACTAGCTGAACTAGCTGAGCTAGCTGAACTTGCTGCACCAATAAGAGCAGAACCTATTATTGCTCCTGTCATTGTATTTCTCCTATATTATAAAACTTACCGTCCCAGCCCATTAAAGGCCCTAAAGTATCTTGACAATGTTTAACTAATTTCTTAGCTATTCCTTGTCCTCTATATTCTGGCTTTACATAAATTCTAGTTACTAAATGATAAGTTGAATTTAGTAATAATGGGTCAGTTCTATCTTCACAAACTATAAGTGCTGTAAAGTTATCCGTAATAAAAACCTTCTTGGTATTTATATCTTTAATAGTTTCTTCTAGATATAAGTCAATATAGTTCAACTGTTCTTTATTAAACTTCTCTTTATAAGCATCTCTATGCATATCAGCTATTACTTCAGCGTGTGATAAATTAGCTTCTATTAAGTTCATACACATATCCTAATAGCCTATGTCTCTTCATTAAAACTTTATTATGTAAACTATTTACTTCTGTAAACCCCATAACAGTGCCTTCAAAAGTATTAAACAAAACATCATAGTACTCCTTAAGAGCTTTAGAGCTTCTATACTCTGGTTTAACATATACAGCTACACCATTCCAAAATTTCTTATTATGTATAGGTAAAGTTTCATCTTTAACTATAAAAAAGCCTCTATTATCAAAATATACATAATCATTTAATATATGATTTAAAGCTAACTGTTCAAACTCATCAATATCAGTAGTAACTATCTCTGGTGAAACTTCTTGATACATAGCATAAAGCATTTCTGTTATAACTTTTACATCATCTAAGGTAGCTTTTTTAATCATAATATAATCCTATTATTTTACTATATTATATCTAAATTTATATTAAATTTATATTAAACTTATTTTAATAAATGTATGTCATAGTCATATCTTTTAGAGACTAATGTCCCACTCCCACCAACATAAATAGTGACTTTATACCTTATAGTTAAGCTCCCGTCAAGGTCACCAACATAAAAACCTTTTACATTATAATAAGGAGAAGTATCATACGTAAATTGCTGCATCTCTCCAACTTGATATGATAGTAACATATTACTAGAAGTCTCAAAATCATTACCTGTATTTCCATCAGCAAAGTATTTAATAAAAAACATATCTCCATTTGCAAATGTTCCAGCCGGTAATAATTCATAATCCCAAGTTGTACTATAAGACGTAGAAAAAGTACCATAAGGTACAACTTTAGTCAGCTTTTCTTTATAAAATATCTTATTTCTCGTGTTTTCTGTAGTAAATATTACTTTATTACCTTTTAGTATTTCTTGTTTAATAGGAGAACCTTTAATCTCAATAGTTTCCGCACTAGGTATGCTATTTATTAACTGGAAAGTTTCATTGCTATTAACCTGAAAAGCTATATCTTGGTCATTAATAGTAGAACCTTGAATATATTTGTAATCAAGCAAATCTACCCCTTTTACTATAAAATCTCCTGCGCCTATTTTTATGTCATTTTGAGGTAATGTTCTAGGTATAAAACCGTTATCATCTATGTTCACTATACAAATATAACAACTTAAAACACCAGAAACCGGTAATCTTAATCTATAATATGTAGACGATGGATAATATCCATAAGCACTCAGAGCACTATTATAAAAATAAGCATTTCCAGGAGTATTTGCTATAACGCTAAGATATTGTGTATAGACACCGGAAGATAGTTGATAAACAAAGAAATACATTCTTTTATTAGATACTATTAGATTTAAAGCTTCTGTAGGTATTGAAGCATAAGATACACCACTATCTACAATAGTACATGCATAGTTTTCGTATTCTATATAACCTAAGTCACTGTGAAACACTGTATCTGATACAACTCCAGTTTTCATTGCACTAGCACTTTTAGATGTTTTAGTAATATGTAATAATGGATTATTTAAATTGTCTTTACCTATAAAAATACTCATTTTATATGTATCTCTCCATTAGTAAAATCAATTTTCATGCTATAACTAGCAGCAGAGCCCCCTTGATTATATATAACACCTGCCCATCCAGTATCCATTTCTAGTTGTGTTGTTGTAATGCTACCTGTTTTTATAAACGCTCCGTCTATTAAAGTATTACCATTTCCATCTGTTAAGCCTGTATCCATATTATTAAAGCTGACTCTACCATTAAAATAAATATTATATTGTTGTGTGTTAGAGTCCCAATTAATTAAAAAAGCTGGCACTGGGTCACCTTCTGCTGAGTATACTGTACCAAAGTTAGGAAGACCATTAGCTGCTAAGTAGTCTTTCTCTTCTTGGCTTAAATCTTCATAAGCTCTACCAACCAAAAAACTATCTGCAGCAACTCTAAAATAACTAGACTCATCTCCTGGAGTAGTTGTATTAGGGTCAAGTGAACCTATTTCTAAACCTGCCACTGTTCCTCCAGCTTTTACACTTAAACCATACCAAGATGCTGCTAGCGCATCATTATAGAATGTGCCAAATTGCTCAGCAACTAAAGCTATATTTTGAGTATTTTGCTTTATTAGAGTTTCTACATTCTGCTCAACATATGTTTTAATCTTGGTTTGTACATCAGCTATATCAGCTAAAGTATCAAGAAAAGAACTATCTCCAGCACCAAAAGCTTGCGATAGCGCAGCATTGACTTCTTCAGCAGTGCCGGTTATAAGTGGATTAGTATTAAAATCTAATACTAAGTTAGTAAGAAATCTCTTCAATACTGTCGGGTCTTCTAAATTAACCGGTATCTGTATTTTACCTGCCATTTTGTCTTCCTTCAGTTTTAAACTCTACTTCTCTAAGCATAGCTGACCCTGTAAATTCTAATTCAGCATAGTAGCCTCTTAAAGAAGTACTAGGTAATTTTAACTCATTAAACCCAGCAACTAATGTTTGGGTGGTTACTAATACCCCATCTATATAACATTTAACTTCTATTTCTCCATCACAAAATAGATAAATAGTTTTATATACTTTAACATTAGTGAGCCCATTATCAGCTAACCATCCAGTTTTATATGTATAAGTTAGCTTATTATCTGTATCTGTATTAAAACTATACATACCATTATCATCTGGGTTTATATAGTATAATAAGTCAAAATCTGGACTATAATAAGCTCCTTGTACAATTAGGTCTAAAGTTTTAAATATTGCATTCTTTTCTACTATTAAACACCCTGTTTCATGGAATAGATAGTACTCAGTATCATATACAGCTGAGGCTATAGGAGATAAATCTAATTTACCTAATTTAGTTTCACTTATAAGTTCTATACTAGACCCATTAGATACACATATACCATCTAATGATTGCCAAATTAAAACATTATTTACATATTGTATAGTTAAGTGTGCTACACAACCTTGTGAATTATGCATCAATATCTTGGCAAAATTATCTATAGTAGTGCCTATAATTATATGTGTTTGGTTCTTAGAAAACACTAATAAACCATTTTGTGTGGCGCCTAAGCCTGTTATAGTATCTGGGAAATCTATATAATTATATTCTGACCAATTATCTACTAGACCAGAGTCACTAAACCATAGCGTATTATCAACAGCACCAAATAAAGTAGAAGAGTATTCTGTTAAATAGTTCATATTTTCCGGAGGTTTTCTTAAACCTTGGGTGGTTAATAACTCACTATCAGCTATATCAATATCAGACTTAGTATCTGTATAAGTTTCAGTACCTAGAGCTAGTTCATCAACTAATGTAAAGTTACTTAAATCTCCACCTAATCTATAGATACGTATATGAGTAGCTGACTCTAAAGTAGTTTCTAAATCTGATATATATACTGAATTAGTTAGTATACTAAGTTCTTCTGATACAGGTGATGGCGCAGACTCCATCCCATCATCTATATTATAAAATGTATAGCAATACTGTCTTACATCAGCTAGTTCTGAATACTGTAAGAAACTATAAGCAGCATTTAATGAAATATCATAAGTAGTATCATCTAATGTAGTACCATCAAAAGTGCCAACTAGTCTATAAGTACTATCATATAATCTATATAACATAACTTTGGTAACTTCAGTAGGTACAGAAATAGTAGCTTCTATACCTTGAGTGCCAGTATATTCAAAATCTATGGCCTCATAATTATACTTAACGTCTGAAGTATAGTATAAGAATATATAAGTATATGAGCCAGCTGGGATATCCGAAACATCACCAGTTACTTTATTAGCTAAAGAGAAACTAACTGTAGAGGTATTAGCTATGGTAGGAGCTGTAACGGGGGCTGTTAATCCTACCTCTTTAAATAATAAACCGTCTTTAGTTTTCATCAGGTTGCCATTTCCGGTAGTATAATACAATACATCATTATACTTAACATAACTAGTACCTAATGAGTTACTTATCCACTGTCCTTTAAAATATGTAAAGCTTTGGTCACTGCCGAAGTTCTGTGCGGTAGCTGTCGGACCATTAAAAGGTTTAAGTGAAACTGAGCTATTGTCTATATTAGTATATACTTGTGCTTCATTTATACCAATTAGATGTGGAGCTATGTTTATATTTAATCCGCCATTATATTGTGCTAATATCACTTATTATCCTTTTAGTATAACCAGACTACTTGGCTAGGTTTTGTTTCATCATCATCTGCATGTATAAATGTCTTAGCTACACCTATTCTATTAAATCCGGCCATAACTAAACCATATAACACTCTAGCTCTTGTTCTACTATCTGTAGCCTTTATATCTAGTGCTTTACCTATCACGTGGCTACTATCTTTTTTACCACCTACTTCTTTGTTATGTTTCTCACATCTACAAGCACTATCAATAACAAAAGGAACTTGTGCGTATTCTCTAGCTATATCAAACTTTGTTAATGTAGCATCACTAAAGTTATTTAAACCACACCCACACTTACACTCTAGTTCACTATCTTTAAAATATCTACTCATTATTCACTCCATACTCGTTTTAATTAAAGTACCTAGTATTGCTAGAAAAGCAGTGATAATTAACCACATACCTTTTTTCTGTGACTCTTCAAGGTCTTTAATTCTATTGTTGGTTACACTTATCTTTTCTGTTACTACATCACACCTGTTTATAAGACCATTAATCTCTTCTCTATTTCGCTTTACATCAGTAGTTAAGCTCTCTATGATATTCTCATATCTCTTTAACTGCTCATCTCTAGTTTTTGTAAAGTTAATGAAGTTAGGACAACCATTAATCTGTCTATCTTCTATCTTGGTAAACCTAACTTCATACTTAGACATACTTTCTAGAATAGCTTCCATCTTAGTCATTATCTTGTCTTGTATATGCCAATGCTCTGCCATCTCTTTAGTTAGTGTTTCATTAGCACTTGCAAACCTATCAAGATTTTTATTTATATCTTCAACTACTTTACTCATAAGAGTTAGTGTCTTTTCGTGGTCTGATAATTGATTAAGTATTCTCTCTTCGTTCATTACTTGCCTTTTCTTGAAATTAACCATCTAAGACCAAACACTCCAGCAACTATACCCATAACCAACATCGTATACCATTCAGGAGTTTTAGCTAATGTTTCAAAGCCATTTAAAACTGCGTCTTGTGTTTGTGGTAAAAAAGCAAGTATCAAAGGTATGCTAAATAGTACTGTTAGATACTCATCTTTCCAGCTTGTTTTCATATCTTGCTGTGCATTTGTATCCCAATCAGCCTCTATCTTCTGTCCTTGCTTTGCTAACTCTAAAGCTACATCTATTTTCTTTAGATTAAGTTCATGCTGTCTATCTAATTGTTTGTCTTGTTGTTCTACCTTTAGAGTTTCTCTTCGTTGCCATTCCTTTACAGGTTCAGTAACTACACTAAATACTCCTCCTATTATACTTGTTAGCCAACTCATCTTATTCTCCTAAGCTTTTAAGGCAATGATTACCTTCTATTTTCTTTAATAAACAACATAACTTCTTCTCTATCCAAGTAGCTTTACCAGCCTGGATTCGTCTACCTATGTGGCTACTGATTGTTTCATCTTGACTACCATTAAGGAACAGAACATTACCTAGTTGGTCTAAAACTAGTAGAAAACGCATTATACGACTCCTCTTAGCTACATCATTCTCAAACTTTGCTATAAGTTTTTCATGTGTCATACTACATTCCTTCACTTATTTGGTTTTCATAAGCCATCAACTCTTCAAGTGTGCTAATAGCTTCTACTTCTTGTTCTGCCAACCACTTCTCATTATACAACTGTAATCCCTTAGCTTTAATAGCTGCAATTATAGTGTCATAGTCCTCAGCAGTTACATCATGGAATACACCATTCACATCTTTAACTTGTGGGAGTCCAAACTCTTTACCTATCTGAAAGTTCTGCAAATCGGCATATCCACCATCTACACTGAACCCTAATCCAGTATCAACTGCTGGTCTTTCCATAATAGCTTTGTACTTAGTTGATACTTTAGCTTTTAATGCTGACTTTAAACCTTTAGTAACTACTTGCTTACCGTCACTATCTAACATAGGAGTACCATCTTCATTAAACTCTAACTTATCATCTAATAGTTTTGGTATAGCTTCATAAGTACATACAGTTTCAGTTTCTCCATCTACAATATTTCCTTGCCCTTGCCAATAGTATCTGCTGTCTACACCTACTTCTCTATATGGATAAATATTAAACGATTTTAATAACTCTCTATCTTCCCATATTTGTCTTGGGTAAAGAATGTCTTTGATTTCTGTTACAACTGTGTATATAGGTTCGCCGTTCTCATTGAACGTAGGGTTTCCTTTATCATCTAAAGTAAGTTTTTTAACTTCTACCTCAGTAGGTAAAACAATAGACGTGTTACCTTTGTATACTTTTCTTGTATCTCTGTTTATGTACATTTATTGCTCCTTATTATCTCGCGTTACTAAATTTAAAAGGTTGTTCTGCTACGCTGTAGAATAAATAAACTCCGCCACTTGCATTCATGTTTGCATCAGTTGTTCTAAGTTTAAATCCATTAGACGTAAAATCAACATCTAGTGTAGAATTACTTGCTTCAGCATTTGATAAATTTGGATACAGAATATCATCAACAGAGTTATATAGTCCTCTTTCAATATCTACTACAATCCAGTTACCTGTGCTATCCGTTCTCTTTATCATCACATATTTTGGCTTATGGTTACAATATACAAACGTACCATCTGCACTACCATTACCTATATAAGTACCTATCTTACTGTAACCCTCAACTGAGTGAAAAGCATATCCTATGCAATTGCCATAATTTACTCCTATCGTTGAAAAAGTCGTACTTCCTAAAACTTGAGTAGCATCAGCTTTAGCACTTGTTGCTTGTAGTAGTAGGAAATCTGTACTACCATCAACTACATTAGTAAATGTGTACCAGTTTCCAGAGACACTTCTACTTTTAGTTATAACTAATTGGAGTGTTTGTAGTAATCCATGACCAACAGTATCGCTCCCACTTGATGTATCTGTCCAACCAACAATACTAAACCCAGCATCTACATTAGCACTTACTTGAGAAGTAATAGTACCATCTGTATTAGTTACTGGAGTACCACCAGCTTTCCAGTTCCAGGCTACACTACTTCCAGTAGGCGTAAAATATGTTGTTTCGTAACCTATTGTCGTAATTGGTGTTCTTAGTACAGCAGATGTTCCTCTAACATAATCTATTAGTTGATGGTCTGTTGCATTTGCCCTATCTTTAATCCAATATAAACCATCACCAAAAACGCCTTCAGCTGTTGTTTTAATATTTGCACCAGTATCTAATACCACATCAAAATGCTTACTAGGTACAACAGTAGGCCAAGGTAAGTTAGTAGTGCACAAAGCTAAATATCCTTCAGGTGGTTGATAATAGAAGTCTCCTATACCTTTAGCATCTGTGTAGCCTTGTGGTGTTTTGTTACCAGCGAATGATGAGTCTTGACCGAAGTTTATATTCATAGAACTTGATGTTATTTGAGTAAGCATTATATCTTTAGTATTAAAATTAACACCTGTAAGCTGATTACCTAAAGCTACTCCGTTTCTATAGAATTGAATAGTACCTGCATCTACATCTGATGCTACCCCTATAATATCACCTGCACTTAGAAGAGATAGTCCTGTTTGATATGTTATTCCATTTAGCATAGTACTTGTACCACTTGAATAAAATTGTAATCTTGAATAGTTACCATCAAAACCAATTACACACCATTGTGTTGGAATATTATTAGTCAATACCTCAAAGTAAGATTTGCCTTGTGCTTCAATAGTTGAAGTAACGTAACCATTAACAGTTGTTGAAGTTCCAACAATAGACTTTAAGTTTCCTTCATATAGTGTCTTTGTTTGACCTGTAGAATTTAACACATTCAAGGTTGCAAAATTATTAGTGGGACTATCCAACACAATATCAGTAGCACTTAGATTAGTAGCTGTAAAGTGATTACCATTACCTGAACTATCCTCTCCTATATTTCCACCATTACTATATGGCAAGTAAAACCCATTAGTACCATAAGTACCATCATACTTCTTTGGTTTCCAATGGCCATAAGTAGCATCAAATTCTCCGAAGTAATCTGGTGTTAATGCTTGACCATCTATGAAGTGAGTTTCTGCTAGGTAACTATCCAGATAGTTGGATATATTTGTGTGCTTACCTACATACATAGGATATGTTGTGTTATTTAATTGTGACTCATAATTTTGTACTGGGTAGGTTAGTTCAAAAGTACCAGCACCTAGAGTAGCTTGAACTCCATTGACAAATATTTTAAATCTTTCAGTATTTACAGCTTGAGTGGTATTAAAATGTAAAACTATATGATACCAAGAAGATGTATCCCTAAATAGCCTAGTGGTAGCTCCAGCTAAACTAATAGCATCATCATACCCTAGGACTTCAAGGGTATTATTAGCTAAAAATCCAAGTCTTAAATAATAATAAGGATTTGCTGCGCATCCTTGTGTAAAAATATCTTGTATTGTTCCTAAATTTCCTCTCTTAACCCAAGTTGAATATGTCCAAGTCTTTCTATTACCAGCTACACTAGGAGTTCTACTTAAATAAGCACTATCATCATCATTAAACCTTAATGACTGTTCAATGTTGTAACCACTAGGTAGCTTTGGTATTACATTTGACTGTATCATACCATAGCCCCACTATTGTAAACATATACATTAGTGCCATTTGAGAAATACCCCAACACATACACCCCAGCAGTTGATATTGTACTTAGAAAATTAGCATCTACTTTAGTGTTGGTATCAGCAGTAATCACATAACCACCAGTATTGTCTAGTAGTATCTGACCACTTTGTCCAGCACTAATATTTGTAAATGTTAATGTAAACAAAGCAGTAGGTGTACAGCTGAAGTTATTGGTTACATTCAAATCAAAGTTTCCATCATTATCTACCGTTATAGTTCCTCTTTGTGGTGCTGTGAATGTTTGAGCTTCATCTAATTTAGCCGTATCAGCATCATACCCTTGTACAGTAACCCCTATATCAGCATCTTTTAGTATAGTGCTGTCAGCAGGTTCGAACAGTGCATCTGCTTCACTCTCTGTATAGTACCTACTATCTAGTTGTCCATTATTAAGCTCTGTTTTTGTATATATATCACTGCTATTTGCTTTTAAATCTAATGCATTATTTACTTCGGTTTTAATAGCATATTTGTTTTGGTCAAAATTACTAATTCTTACAAATAACGTACCTGCTACAGAAGAACTAATAACTACAGCTACAGGTATTTTAACACCTAAAGGCTCTACATTAGTTAATTGCCCACCTGAAGCTACATATAGAATATCTCCCTCATTCCAAGCAGATGTATCTACTCCTCTAAGTTTACCAAAAGTTGTAATAAAACCATCTTCTCCGTTAGGTATATCTTCAGTAGCTATACCGACTAACATATCTTCACTTTGAGCATCACAAGGCTCTACTTCTATTTTACCGCTATTACCTATTGTGCCAGTGTACATACAAACAGTTTTATTAGCAATTAAACTACCTGAATTATTTCTTACGCCTATTAATTGTTCTTGCCCAAGTTGTAGAGTTACTCCATTAAGCGTTAAATCTATTGTTCTTTCATCAGTATTCCACGACATAATACCTTGAGTACTGTCACCACCTGTTAATTGAATTGATGCAAATTTTTGTATTTGAGTCCACTCATGTTCTTGAGTAAATATATTTACATTTACCCAATTAGTACCATCAAAGTAAACCAAGTCACCTGTAGTTTTATTGGTAAATAAAGTATCAGTTAAGTCTTCCATAGTAGTATAAATTTCTAAGTCTACATTTACCCAAGTGCTACCATTCCATTGTAGATATTGTCCAGTTGTTAAAGAATTTAAAACTATATCAGTCATAGAAGATAAAGAAGTAACAGGTAAGCTTATCCACGTTGTAGTAGCTAAATCATACACATGTAAAGCTTTAATAGTACTATCAAAATATAAAGCTCCATCTTGTAAAGTATCACCATCGTTATCTACTAAAGGAGCTGTGGCAAAGGAACCTAAATATCTATCATCAAAAGTATCTAATATAGCCGCAGCTGCTTGTTCATAATTTAAAGCTTCTTGGGCTGAGAGTGCTGCATTTTGCTCTGATAAAGCAGCAGCATCTTTACTATTAGATGCTTGGCCCTCTAAGATTATCACATTTTGCTCAATAGCTTGGATAGCCGATAAATCATTACCTGTCTCTATAGCCGCCTGAACTGCTTCATCTCTAGCTCCTGCCATTTCAGTTACAATTTCTCTAAATGTAGACCCTTGGTCGCCATAAGGTAAAGCGTCTACATTAAGCTTGGTAATTTCTACTTCTTTTCCACTACGTATTTGTGTTTCTGTGCCTGAACCTATTAAAAGGTCTTCTAAACCTAGTTTTTGTCTATTGATTGTTACGTTCATTATATAAACCCTTTATATGCTACTGTTCTTGTTTTAACTACGTTACTAGATAAAACAGTATTTACTTTTGTATCTCCTAAACAACCAGCGAAGAGTTGTAATTGCTCAGCACCAAAACTTCTATTTTGAGTATCTGTATCGGCTCTAAGAATATGACCAGAGATATAATACTCTAAAGCTTTATCATACATAGAGTCTATTTCCATGTCCTCATTTACTGTATCTATAGTTACTATATTAGGCTTTTTAAGAACATATAAAACTAAGTATTTTTCTATACCTTCTTCTAAATTACCAAAAGATGGAACTTTATAGACATCCTCAGTAACTGTTATATCTATCAACCCGCCATATACTTGATTTTGTGTAACATTATCTAAACCATCTGTAATTTTAGGGTATATTCTTAACCAACCTTCTGGTAGATTATCAAAAGTAACGAAAAGCACTTCATTACCTACATCTTCTTGCCAAGTAGGACTAATAGTATCTAATTCATTTGAAGTTTTTGCAGATATAACTTTGTTCATATATTGAACACGTAAAAATTTAATAACATATTCACTTAAATCATATAAAGCTGTATTAGCCTCTAGTTCCAAGAATAACCGCTCTCGTAAACATCCAGTTTTTACAACTATTTCTTTTATACCAGAGTTTAGGTGTCTAATGAGCTTATCATCAGACCATCTTTGCTTTGTCTCATCAGCTAATATATCCCTGACATTAGCTAATATATCAGATATTCGACTCATTATCTTACCTTAAATAAAATTAATTGAGTAGCCTAATTAGTAGGCTACTCTGTTAATTTTAGTCAGTATATTGACCATTTGTTAGTTCAGTCTCAATGTACTCAACAACTATTTTTATCTCCCCTACATCATCAGGAGCATCCGCTCCAGCTACTACAGAAACAACTCCACCAGTTTCAAAATATGCTGCAGTAACAGAACCAGTTTTTGTACCTGTAGTACCTACGACTATCTCATTTGCAACTACAGTTGAACCTACTTTTACATCTACAGTATCAGTAGCTGTACCAGATGCAGTTAAAACTACCGCATACACAGCTGTAACTATTGACGCTGCAGGTAATGTAAAGAGTGTTTCTGCCATTGTAGCAGAAGTACCAATTACCCCAGAAGCAAATACGCTTCTAGTTTTCTTTTGGTTATTTTTATTCTCATATCTTAAATCAGCCATGGTCTATCTCCTTAAAGTGTTACGTCAACGAAGATAGAACCAAAGTTATATCCCGCAACTTTAGCCATATTATAATCGCTATTTTCAGCTATAAGCTTAGTATTTTTAGCTCCGCACCATACTTCCATACAAGACTCTGAGAATTTTTTGAAATCTGTGAATTCTACTTCATAGTTAGGCATTTTACCATTAGCTTTTTGGAATGCTCCAGCTCCAAGTATAACACTTCTAGACTTGATAGTAGATGCAATATCAAAACCTTCTTCACCAGTCCAAGCACCATTTACAGAGTCATATCTTCTCATACCAGCCATTTCTATACTTGTTTTGTCATAATTATAGTAACCTTCAGCATCTAAAATATCGCCTGTTGTTGTACCAAAGAATGAACCAGCTTCAACAAATAGGAAGTTACCTATTTTACCTAAAGCACCTTTGATAAGCCTATTATCATTTCCTCTAAGGTCAGCACTTTGTAGCATTGACTGCATACCGTTAGAAGCTAGCATCTTTCTTTTGAAAGATACATCAACTAACCACAACCATACTGGCTCACCATTCGCAAGCATAAAAGGTTTAAGAGGTAATCTAGTTGAAATACCACTAGGTGAAGTATCAAAACCATAGCCATTCTTAACTACTTCTTCAACGGCTAGCATATCATCAAATGTTGCGTCAGAACCTAAATCAATACCAAACTCTGCGCCTTGTTGAGCTAGGTCAAAATAACCTTGGTCATCTGAACGTACCCAAAGGTCAGCTAGTTTACTTCTTGAGTCAGAGTGTTCATTGATTGAAAGGTCCCCAATTTCAACACCATCAAATTTTGTACCATTATCAACTACATATCTATAGTCAGCAACAGTGAGTTTATCAGAGAATTTTCTCTTTTGCTCACCAGTACCTTTAGCTGTTGTATTACCTTTTACAGGTTTACCACTCAAGTTACCATCCATATCAAAAACTACAGTATGACCATTTCCAGCAGAAATGTCATTTGTTACCATAATGATTGAGTCTTTTGTTGTGCCTTTATAAGGTGCCCAAAAAGATGTAGCAGACTTTTGAATAAGTCCCTCTGACATCCACTGCTTTCTAATTAAGTCTGAATTATAATCGACTTTTCCTGTTCCATCAGCCATAAATATCTCCTAGTTAAAAAACTACTTTATTATTTTTATAATCAGCTATTAAATCTCTTTCAATAGCACCTTTTGTAGGAGTATTATCTCCTCCTATTTTACCCAAATTAGGTTGTTCAAGAGTTTTATCTTTAGAACCTATAACTTTTGGTGTTTTTAGGTATTCTGCAACCTCGTTTAGGAAGTCTTCGAAGCTAATTGCACCAGACTCAAGTTTTTTGGTAAACCTAGGAGGTATATCTGAATTTATGACGTCATCATTTATTTGCAATTCAGGATGTCTCTGGTTAAAATCTTCCAATACTTGAGCTCTTCTTTCCAGTTCCGCTTGCAATGAGGCTTGTTTTTCAACTTCTGACAAGCTTTCAAGATGTTTCTTGTTCGCTTCAGCCTCTAAGCTGTTAACTTTAGCTCTCCATGCATCTGGGTCTGAAAATTTTAACTCTTCTAGCTCTGCAGCTGTAGCCTCATCTAGCTCCACTTTAGGTTGGGTAAGCTTTGCAAGTGCTTCTACCTTAGCCTTTGTGACCTTAAGTTCTTGTGTAGTCTTGGTAAAGACCGACTGCAAGTCCTTATAACGCTTCTCGTAATCTACGTGTTGCTCAGAACCATTTGGTGTCTGAGTGTCCTTGTTGGGTGTACTCATAACAATCCTTTAATATTATATCAATTTATATTATATCAAAATAAACATTAAAATAATATTAAACATCATACCCAGAAGTTCTAAATCTATTAGTTGAGTTTGATTTAGAAGAACTATAACTACTATAATATCTATACCCACCCGTAACTAAGTTATCTGTTGGTTTTCTATACTTACAACCCATCGCCATATATCTTAACATATCAGCAGGGTGTGAGAACTCATCGTGTAAAGGTGCATCTAAGAAAACGCCTAATTTCTGGTCATATCTCTTTCTATAGTTTTGTATCGCTCCTCTTATAGTCTCACAGCTTTCATCTATTATAACCTCTTTTAGGAACTGTCTTGTAGCCTCTATACCATCTTGTACTTTATGCTTTTTAACTAATACTGGGTTAAAACCTAATTCTTTTAGAGCTTGCCATCTTGTTTTACCAGCTATCAACTCTCTTTGTTTAATATCGTGAGGTACAAATGTTATTCCGTGTTTCCATCCTCTAGTTTTTGTCAGTTGCTTAAACACGTCTGCGTAGTGCTCTAGTCCATGACCAGAGTTAGTATATTCACCTATTATTTTTACCTGGTCACGTATATCTATCTGAAAAAAGCCTATAGAGAAGTCATCATTCATACCTAGGTCAAATGCAGAATGAACTCGCAAGTTAGGGTCATATAGTTCAGAACCTATTCTCAGTTTTGCATATTCATTTTTGTAGTATGTTCCTTCCACTGACTGCTCAAAAGCTTCCTCTGGATAAGATGGATACTCTCGCTTCATATCCTCACCAAGTGTTTCATATTTTGCACAATACCACCACTTCTGTGTATCTATTAATTTAATGTTTAATAGCTGCTCTAAATCGTTAAAATATTTAGATAGTTCGACTGGTATCGCTATCCTAGTATCTATATTACAGTCTGGGTCCTGCATCCAACTTAAAAATATGGCTTCAAAATCGAAAGGTGTCAACTCTTGTGAGGTCTGTGACTTAGCTATAGCTTTCTTCCATAGTTCATAAAATAACCCTGTTTTACCTTCTGCTGTCGACTCAATAGTTATCTTATTCCCTTTACCTACAGCTTCAAAAGCTCCAGTTTTTAACTCTCTTGCCTTTTCAGGGAATTTAATAGCTATCTTACCAAGCTCTGAAACATGAAGACCTTGTAAAGTATCACCTCTAAAGTTACCTATTTTAAAGATTGACCCATTTGAAAACTGCATCTCTTGTGTATTACACTTCACTAAATCTATTCCTAATGCGCGTTTGAACGCTTCTGGTATTTCGTCCCACATTAGCTTGGCTCTCTGTGCTAGCTTTTCAGCCTCATCCTTCCCATACGACTGTATACCCGCAGAATAGTTTGGCTTTGTTATGCAACTATCCAAGTAATATGCACAGTATAGTGTAGATATTCCCTGTTGCCTTGATTTGAGTATTATTTTCCTAGGATGTTTAAATTGCGTAAGCACTTGACGTTGTGAGTAGTTAAGTTTTAATATTGTCTTTCGCTTATCCTTTGTGATTATCGTGTATAAGTTGTTCAACCTCCACATTTTAGAAGTTAGGTTTTTTATTTGTTGAGGTGTTAGGTTAGCAGTCATCTGATGTTCCTTCAAGAAGTGTAGCTAACTCTGACTGTTGTGACATATTCACATCACCATTCAATATATTAATCATAGGTGATTTAGTATTAAAATACACATCTCTTATTGATGTATGGACTGCAGCTAAATCCCTTAGGTCTTTTGGTGTTTCAGCATCTAATAGCATCACATCTAGCTTATCTAATATTCTTATTGATTGGTTTTGCAGCTTAATATCCAACTTACGTAGTCCCTCGAAACTATCTTGTAAAGGTTTAGGGATGTCGTTTTTTGACACTGGCTGTTTATTTAGTATTTGCTCCGCGGTTTTGTGAATAATATCCTTGGTGACCTCTTCATCCTCAACCACTTCAATGTCTAATTCTTCATCCTCAGAAACTATATTACTTTCATCTTCGGAAGCTATGTTATTCTCAGAAACTATGTTACTTTCTGTTTCAAAATCTATATCTTCTAGAGTTGGTGAGTATAGAGTCTCATAAACTAATTTTACATATGTCTCTGTTTCTTTGCTTTTAGTTGGCTGCAGGATGTTTTTATTCCAGGTAGTATAGCCTTTTAGGTCTTTAGTAGTACAGTTATATTTATCACACAGTTGCTCAATGTTTTGACTGGTATGTTCATATTCTGCCTTGATGATGTTTAGTAGTGCTTTGGTCATGTGGTCTCCTTCAATTTTGTATTATATCTTATTTAATATTAAAGTTTGCTTAAAGGATTAGCGTTTTAATTGTGTTTAATTATATAGGTGTTTAAATTGGATTTGTATTTTAATTATGTTTAATTATATAGGTATTCTGGTTATCTCGCTTTTTAATTGTGCTTAATTATATAGGTGTTTAAATTGGATTGGTATTTAAATTGGATTGGTATTTTAATTATATCGCTTTTTAATTGTGTTTAATTATATAGGTGTTTAAATTGGATTTGTATTTTAATTATATCGGTATTCTAATTATCTCTGTTTTTTAATTGTGCTTAATTATATAGGTGTTTAAATTGGATTAACCTCGTAACTACCTCCGCTCGTCAATGGCAAGGCGGCTAGGCTGTCTGGGCCCGGTGCCCTACTATTAAACACAAGAAAGTAACCAAAATTCGAGGCTCACTAAACATTAAAATAATCTTAAATAAAATAACTAATCTAAATATCATATTAAACTCTAAACTAAATTATGATATATCGCGTGCACGCGTTTCATTTAATATAGCCCACTGAAAATTTTCTTTATAATTTAATTCAATTTCTACTTAATTTAATATTCGTTTAAGCTTAACTCGGTATAATTTTATTAAACGAACGGTTGAGAGACTGTGAGTTAAAACTAAATTAATCGGAGACAAAAATGAAAAGTAATTTAATATTCGTTCAGAATGTATTATTAAATGAAGACGATTTAGCTACTAATGTAGTGGTTGAATATTTAGATAGGTTTGTTGTCGATTTAGGTATCGATAAATATGAAATAGCCGACTATCTCGGCTGTAATGACGGTTATCTTAAATTAGTAGATTTTAAGACAGATGCCGAAGTTAAAGATTATTTAATAACACTAATTAAATAATATATTTGAAGCGATACTTTATAACGTCGCTTCTGATATACTATTTATAGTATAAATCTAAATTAATCCGAAATGGGAGGTCTATTATGACTAAAACTAAATTATGGGCTGAAGTTCAAGAAATTTTAGCTAAACACAAAGCAAGCAAAAAGTTGAGTGAAGAGCTCGAAGCTATCTTAGCACCAAAAGCGGGTGGAAGTGTAGTTCAAAATCCTATGAGAACTATTGATGGCAAAAACTATCACTATTGTAGATATAGCGGTTTATATGTTATTGAAGCTCAAATGGTTATGAGTAATGGTAAATCAAAAGGCTACTCAAAGCTAGCTATAAGCAAATGGACTAAAGCTGGTAGAATTATTCAAGAGTTAAATAACGAAGCTATGAAGCTATTGTTAGCGGGTGATGTAGAAAATGGCAAAGCTAAAGCTAAAGAGGCCGAAGAGTTGAAAGTTTTAAGAAATGAAGTTAAATACTACAGTGATGTTCGCGAAGAACTAAGTAAGCTTGGCTATGCTCTTGCTTAAAATACTTATAGGTCTGCTTATCTGGGCAGGCCTATTTTATTATCTATTCAAAAGGTTATAAATTATGGAAACTATATTAGAACTACAAGTTATGTTAAAGCATAAAATGATATCTTATAAAGAGTATATATCTCGTGTAAGGAACTATTATGCACTTTAGTATTGATAAATCAAATTGTTATAGCTTGACTATTAACGGAAGCTATATTAGTTATAGTCGCTTAATTAATGGAAAACTTTATAGCTTAAACACTGAGGTGGATGATGTGCTCAAAAGCTTAGCTAGTATAGCTTGTTACGATGATGAAGACTTTAAGCTATTATGCAAGCTCAGTCTCTCAAAATCTAATGAGGATGATGAAGATACTCAGTAGGCTTAGATACTTAATGTGCTTAGATACTTAATGGGCTTAGATACTTAATGTGCTTAGATACTCCGTAGCTTTGTTATCCTAGAAACTAATATTTTCCGAGGTTGGTGGATAGGCCTCGGAAGTTTAAATTTCGAAACTAATTTAATTTTTTAAGATTATTTTAAACAAAATAAAATTAAAATAATCTTAGAAAAAAAAACTATAGTTACATCAAAAAATCAGTGATTTATCAAGTCACCAGAAAACGGCCTTACTAATTATAGTTTAGCTGTGCTCAAATTACATATATATTTAAATATTTAAATCATATAAAAAACTGATTTTTTGATATAACTACTGGTACAACGCACTCCGGGACCGATTTCTAAAATATTAAAAATCAATCAATCAGGAAGCCCCGCCAAGCCACAAAGCAAGCTAGGAAGCTAGGTGGATTTTTGCTTGTATTTAAATATTTAAATCATATAAAAAACTGATTTTTTGATATAACTACTGGTACAACGCACTTCTGGACTGATTTATTAAAATATTAATCGTTATTTATAAATTATGATTATTAAAGAGACAAAATTTGTCCTTAATAATAAATTAATAATAATTTAGATATAATATAGATAAAACATCAAGGAGGTAAAATGCAAGACACCAAACAATCAACTAATAGGTTGCGCGCAGATGATTTATATGCTTATATTGCTGAGCACTCACCTATCATAGATAGTAATAATTTTTATGCTAAGATAATAGAACGCAGAGAAGATTTAATCTATGACATAGCTATGACAAATCAGCAGACTATAGCATCTAAGCTAAATATGTCACAAGGCAAGCTAAGTACTATACTAGCTATACTAAAGGCACTATAATGGCTAAATATACAAGACAGCAAATAGTTGAAACATTTAAGTCATTACACATTGACATCTACCCAGCAGGTAGATGGAAGATGGTAAATGGACGTAAAGAACCTATAGTTGCATATCGCCAAGATTATCAACCATTAGATAAGTTTAAAGATGATAATATGTATAAGCTTAGGGCTGAGGACCACAATGTTATAGTAATAGATTTAGATGCACCTAGCACAGATATAGTTTCTATGCTTATGCAGAATATGCCTACATTAGCGCAAACATTTACCACTACAACTACCAACCCTAATAAGCAACATATCTACATAAAGCGACCTGAGGAGTTCCCTATTACGCGTATAGTTGGTGCTTGGCCAAAGGTTGATGTGCTATCCAATGGTATAGTTTTTGAGGGACATCTACACGACGTTAATGAGCACTATGATATGGAGAATACAACCATATTAGAGCTTAAACCTAGAGAGATAGATTTTTTAATGTCTATAGTCCCAACCTCTACACTAAATAAGAAGCACAACCAAGTGACAAATAAACGATTTGCACCTTATGAAAGACAGATAATAGAGGATTATATAGCTGATAAATTAGATGATAAGCGTAGATTGTGGAAGCTACTAACACCTAAAGACAAAGCTGATAAAAATCGCACCTATACATGCCCACCTTTAGCCTATGATACGTTTAATACAATAGCGTATTATTTGGCTTTAAACGAATACATACCGCACCAAACAGTGATTAGTTTTCTGGAGCACATGCTTGTTAAAGAATACAACATAAATCTAAATTCTAAAGAGACGCAGACGCGGTTATATAAACAGATTATACCTACATTACCTATATATGAAATCGATGATTATAATGAGAATTTTGATGCTCATATGGCTAAAGCACCTATCTCAAGAACAAATCAGCATAGAGTCATTTCAACAATAGATAATTCAGGTGCTTTGAAGTATATATTAGTTGATAAGTATACCTATGTGCCTATAGTTACTAATGATACGATATTGCGTGGGCAAAAGTCGTTAGCACACTTATTCCCTACACTAAATGCAGACACATGGACATTTGGTATACCGTTTGTGGAAATAACATCAAACCCATATGCACCTAGAATATCATATGATTTAGACCGTGACCTATTCACACTATCAATGATAGTTCCAACACAATACATATTAAATATAGGTGCAGTTTCTCAGAAGCCAAACAATGTATTAACTAAGGCTATAAGTAAAATATTTGAGCAGGATGAGGACTCTCAATGTTCAGTCGACCCAGAGGATTTTTATTATCATTGGTTAGCTCATATACTCTTCTCAACAAAACAGCTAAGCACTGTAATGTCACTAAGCACAGCGTCAAATGTGCAAGGAGGTACAGGGAAATCTACATTCACCGCTAAGCTACCAATGCATATATTACCTAGAGGTATGGTTAAGACAATAGATGAAGAGACAGCGAAGTGGGGTGATGCATTTCATAATACTAAACTGACTTGTTTTGATGACTTGCATGACACTAAACATTGGAGTGAATTATATGCACGTATAAAGCGTGAAACGTCTGGAACAATAAAGGCAGTGAACCAAAAAGGTGGGTCAATAACCATATCTGATAAGTCTGCATGTATTGCAGTGAGCAGTAACTTCTATCCAAAAGTTGATGAGACTGACCGTAGATTTTTTATATGGGCACCAACAGAGAAGCTGACAGATGAGGAAGGTTTAGTCATTGCAGAGATTATGTCGGACTATACTGTGTATAGACAAGAGATACAAGACATAGCTAATTATTGTTTTCATTTATTTACATCTGAGCAGGATAAGTATTATAGAGAGCTGTACATAGAAGCTCCTACAACATCATTCCTATTAAGTGCTAAGACTGATGGAACAACTAGCGAGAAATTAATATCTATGATTATGGCTGGTCCTAATATATTATTTGATGCATTTGTGCCAGGTAAAAATAATTATATGAGTAAACATGAAATAGTTGAGTTTATACTTGAGCAGCTTAAACCACCAACGTCTCGTACACAAGGTAAGTGGACAACTCTACTACCACAAGACTTCTTTAGGGTATTGTTAAATGCTACAAGAGATGAGGATATGACAAACCTATCACCTAAGAACATAGCGTTTAGACTAGGTAATGTAGTTTTCTCATCACTAAGTAAACAGGACTATAGAGATAAAGCTAAGTATGCTAAATGGGCCACACGTGGATTGAGCATAAAACTATCAGATAAAGTTATAAAAAGTTACCAGGACTGGCTTAAATATAATAAGGAAGATATAGCGCCAAGTGAAGAGGCGGAGATATAGTTTCTCTGCTTCATGTGAATAGTTTTGTTTACGATTTATTTTAATTTAATTTAATTTATTATATAATTATATTATATAAAGATTAAGGACGGCAAAAATGAATGAGAGAGAATTTAAAGCTAAGTTAGAGTCATATCAAACATCTAACGCACCGGTTGAGTTAAAAGAGAAGAAGATTAAAGAGTTAGAAGAAGAGTTTTATGGTAAGCAAACTAATGCTTTGGTTGATAATGGCGAGATAGATGCCAACGAATTATATGAGGGAGATTAAATGTTAGATGTAGCACTTGAACAATTTAAAATTGATTATGTTAAACCTGAGCAAAAAGCCCAAGTGAACGCTAGATGGTTGCAAGGGCAACTTAAACGCATGGCTGAGCTAGAGGCTTTAGTAGAAAATCAAAAAGCTACTATTAGGCAACAGTCGGCTTGTATAGAATATTTAAAAGATAAAGCTAAAGAAGTTGATACTATAAACGTAATAATATAAGCTCATGGTTATCTAAGTAGTAGCCATAGATTAAATATGAGCTAGTAATAAATTATAGGTGGATATTAAATACTACAACCTATTAGGAGGTAAAATGTTATACAATGGAAACTATATACAATTATTTGATGAGCAAGGTATGCAGATATTAGGGTCTGATGGTATAGCTCCATATGATGCACGTATGGGTATATTTGGTATTAATTGTAAAGCTAAAGACATAATGAAAAAGCTAAAGAAGGTTAAACCACATATACATAGCTACAAGATATATAGAAATGGCAAAGAAGTAAAGGGTAACTAATGAAAGTTAAACATATACCAGCATTTAGAAAATGGTTAAAGGCTATGTGTGCTTTAGATAAAAGGTTAGATGTTTCAGATTTTAATAAGCTATTTAGACTATATAGAAGGAGTGCAAAATGATAACACCTGACTTTGTTAAATGGTATGACAGTCTAAGTATGGAAGAGTTTCAAGCATTAAGTGAGGAATATGATGGAAACCTGGTGAAAGCTTACAATGATAAGGGGTGTAATGATGAGGTGTCAGAATGGGATGAATATTATATGGAGATGGAACGTGAAGACAATGAATAAACTTATATTAGCTATACTGTTTATGCTTATAGTCATTAGCTTCTACGGATTAGCAGAAGCTAAAGAACCACAATCGTCTATGTGGGCTAGATGTGTAAGCGATAAAGCAGTGGTGAGTTGTAAGCTAGTTGATGATAAAATATTTATCAATGGAAAGGAAGCTAACGTAACTAAGCTAGATGTTATTGTTATAGATAATGTAGTGAATGTACTGATAAAGGATAAACAATGATTAGTTATATAGAAAACTACGGATGTGATGCTGATGGTAACAGAGGTGTACCAACTAGAATGTATGAGCTTGAAGATAGTGATAGAGCAGAAATACTAGAATACATTTTTACTAACTACCCTGAGTACGCAGACAGATATAGCGGTGAATACCTAGTTGAACTCTATGACCCTATATCAGATGAGCTGATAGAGTTCTATGTAGATTATGAAGAATGGAGTAACAAATGACAACTAGAGAAATGATAAACGTAATGACTGCTTGTGAATGGGTAAGGAGTAAAAGATGACTATTAAACAAGCATCAGAATTAATATGCCCTTTTATGAGTTATAGGTGTGCTTTAGAAAGTGCTGGAGCATATGAAACAACTTGTATAACAGACAAGTGCATGGCTTGGGAAACTACCAAGACCAAAGCTATTCAAGACAATTTTTTTAAGTGTACTTGTGGTCAGACATTTGATGTTTATAGATATGGTTTTACTTGCCAAAAGTGTGGGAAAGAACATATAAATATAGAAACTGATTTGCCTCGCGAAGCTTGTGAGGGATATTGTAGGAGATTAAAATGAAACCATTAATAATAGTATTTGGAATAAGAGATAAAAAACCACATTTTTATATTGGGTTTAAGAAGCAATGGGACATGGAAAAACAGCCATTGTTTGCATTATTTAGATGCAAGATGGTAAAAGACTCAGGAACTAGAACAGATAGAATATTTACTTTAGGAGGAAAGATATGATTGGTAAAGAATTACCTCGTGAAGATTGCGAGAGATATTGTAGGGGATTAAAATGAAGCTAACTAAAGAAGAAATAGAATATATGAAAGATTGCATTAGTGTACCAAACCCATTTGACTCACTAGAAAAAACTATTGAAGATATGGAACGTATAAACAATGATATGTCTAAACTTATAGAAGCTAAGCAACAATGTCAAGCACGTATAAACAGACTAACAGACAGAGATAAAATGATAAATAGACTAACTATATGGCTAGAACAGCAAGGAGAATTAAAATGAAAGTTGGCTAAAATCTAATAATACAATAGTGTACACATTAAAAGATGAAGATAAGTGAAACTGAGAAGCTAATATGTCCGTTTATGAGTTATCAGTGCTGTACTGACCAAAGTGGAGCATATGAAACTACTTGTTTAGTAGACAAATAAACTATAAGAGGTATTACGATGTATTTTAATAAAAAAGCTTGGCTAGTTAGTGAACAATTATTGCAGATATTCGATTTAAAAGATGATTGTCAACTATACTTATCACCATATAAACAACTATTAAGTGAGATAGATGTTATAAAAATAGGTGGAACGGTTTATTATGACCAGAAGGCAGTTTTAGCTATTAAAGAAGAGCAAAATATAAAAGATGTATTTCTTAAAAGTATACAATCTTGTATTCTGCTTTTATTAGATATAGCTAAAGATAAAAAGAGTAGAATAGCTAGTAATTTAGGTTTTAAAAACATAGGTGCCTTAGATAGTTTCTTAGAACAAAAGATATATACTAAAAAGGTAGCTTTTGTATATGTAAAACTATGTAAAAACTATAAATGGGTAGTAGATAAGTATGATAAAGGAGATTTTTAATATGGCTGATTATATAATATTTGGGGCTATAGGTTTTTTACTAGGTGGTCCAATAGGCTGTGCAATAGCCTTGCTAATTATTGGAGTGATGAAAGCATGAAAATTTATTATACAACAGGGTATGCAGGTACAGGTAAATCATCTAAACTTTTAGAGTTGTTACCTACAATACCTGAAAGCTCAGTGGTTATATGCCCAACTCATAAAGCTATTAAGAGGTTGAGTACTAAAGTTCCACCTCATATAGAAATAAAGACTATTCAGGCTTTATTAGGGTGGATACCGGCTATAAATGAAGAGGCTAAACATATTAATCACATAGACACAACCGTTAAGTTGGATAAAGACCTAAGTGATTATACTTATATAGTTATAGACGAAGGAGGTATGATGTCTGAAGATATGTTTACATCTATAATTTCCAAGTTAGAAGAGGTTAATAACTTTGATACTGACCATATAACTATACAAGTATTTATGGACCCTTATCAGTTATTACCAGTTAAAGGTATACAGATACAAACAGACCCAAAGTATACTACTAATTTAACAACACAGTATAGAGCTGAGTCACCAGATATAGTTAAACAATTTACTAAGTTTGTACATTATTTAGAAGGTATAAATAAAAAAGATTTAAAAATAGAATTTTCTGAAAATATCATTAAAAAGAAGACCATAAATGGCTTTAAATCGGACGATAGATTATTGGCCTATACTAATGCCTGCGTTGGTCATTATAATCAATTAATCGCGAAAGAATTGAAGATTAAGTCATATGAAGGGCAAGAAGTACAATTGGGTAATATGCTTGAGCCAGTTAAAGTTAATAGGTTCATAAAACCTAATCTTGATACATTGGTTGAGGCGTATTACAAGAACTATTTATTATTACAGAATAGCCAAATAAACTCAAAATATTTAGAGGCCTCACTTTATGCTTTAATACAGCATAAAGATATTGAGTTTATAGAAGCTGGTAATATGATAGTTCCTGTAATAAAAGGTATAGGGAATGCTAATATAGTTATAAAACAAGCTAAGATGGAAGCAGTAGCTGATAAGAAGAATTATAAATGGCTATATGCTTTAAATAGAGCTTTTATTATGGACTATACATTTGCATCTACTGTACACAAAGCGCAAGGTTCTGAATTCGATAGAGTTTGGATAGTTCAAGATGATATTAAGAAAGCTATTGTAAATAATTATTATGATAACTATGCAAGGTTAATGTACGTAGCCTTAAGTAGAAGTAGAAAAGTAGTCCATATAATTTAATTTATAATTTAAGCTGTTTTTAATATTTATTTTGATATAATATATTTATAAAACGAATAAATCGTTAAAAATTGAAGGAGTCTCAAATGGCGAGCAAAAAAGAAATTTTCACTCAAGTAGTGGCAGTATTAGAGAAGCATAAAGCTTCTAAAGAGTTGATTGCCGAAATCAGTGCAATCGTTGAACCTAAAAAAGGTGGTATGAGCGTAAATGTTGAAGACGTATATGTTCCAAAAACTAAAGATGGTAAAGCTTATTTACAATGTTCTGTAAGTGGCCTATGGTTAGAAGCTACAGCTGATAACTTCTATGAAGATGCTTCTGAAGGTAATAAATTCGGTGGTCTTAAGCGTTTATCTAGAGCTGCTGAAGCTGCTAGAAAGAAAGCTATTAGTGTTAAGAAAGCTACTGAAGCTGCAGTTATGCAAGATATGCTAGCTGGTAACATTTCTGCTGATGAAGCTAAAGCAAAACTTGCAAAAGTTGCAGGTCCTGACTTTAGTCAAATCAAAGGTTTTAGATTTAAACCTCAGTAACATTAAGTTGAGTAGAGATAATAAGGGTAATTTAACACTCCTTATTATCTCGTCTGAACTTATTAAGTCAAAACATAAGTACAACGAGCCTACACCTCTCAGGGCTCCTTGTACTATAGCTAGCTATCTGAACTTATTAAGTCAAAACATAAGTACAACGAGCCTACACCTCTCATGGCTCCTTGTACTATAGCTAGCTATCTGAACGGTTCACATCCAAAGATGTAAAACTAAAATACAATGCAAGGATAATACTATGAGTATGTTCGAAACTGAAGTTATGGAAGGTAAGTCTCCATACAAAGACATGAAGTTGGGAGACCAAGAAAATGGTTTCTCTTTAACGTTTTATTATGATAATAAAACAAAAGCTACATCAGCGGATTATGGTGACTTTGAGATACTTCAAGGGGTGTCTTTTGACCATACATTAGGTTCTATGGATGAGATGTTATCAGGAGCAGAACTAGTTAGTTTTGTACCAAACACAATGCTTAAGAACTTAATGGCTAATGGTGGTATGGTAAGAGGTGAAGCTTATATCATAACTAAGAAATGGACAAAAGGTGATAAATTCGATAAGAAGAAAGCACTAGGTCATGGTTATGAAGTGCAACGTATTAAGGCTCCAGATAGCTTTCTTGCTCAGCTTAAAGCAAAGCATAAAGCTCTTCTTCCAGAAGGGTTAGCTACTGAAACAGTGACTCCTGAAGAGCCTGAAATTTAATTACAAAAGACCTGGGAAACTAGGTCTTTTTATTTGTATAATATTTATAGTTTAATTAAGCTAAGGAGTCAGAATGATAAAATTTAAAATAATAAATGATTTAAATGAAATTAGTCACCTAGTAACAGATAAACCTATGTTTTGTGATATTGAAACGGCAAAGCTATATGTAGACTGTAGGCTTATACAAGTATATCAACCTGAAGTTGATGATATGATATATATTATAGATACTGATATAATAGATTTAGAAGAAGTTAAAAATTGGCTAAAAACATATTGGACTATTTGGCAAGGTTGTGCTTACGACTTTGGTACATTAAATATGACAACAGATAAGTTTGATGATGTTCTACTATTAGCAAGAAATGCTTACCCTGAATGGAGAGAATATAAGTTAGATAATATAGTTTCTAGACTAGGTTATGACTATCTATATGATGGACTAGATAAGAAAGCTTTACAGAAGCAAGGTTTTATTAAAGGTGCATATTTATCACAAGTACAGCTAAAATATTCAGCCACTGATGTATATGCTTTATCCAAAATTTGGGAAGATTTTAGTATACAAAAAGCTAGAGATATATTTAGTTATAAAGTAGATATACTAAGTATAAAGCATGCAATGGCTTTCCAGCAAAATGGATTAATTGTGCATCAACCTAGCGTTAGAAAAGAATTAGATTTAGTAGAAACTAAGATAGATAGTTATTATACTAAACTTGGTGGACTTAATCCCAATTCACCTAAGCAATGTAAAGAAGCCCTAGGTACAGCATCAACAGATAAGAATACATTGATTAAACTTATAGCTAATGATAATGACTTAGCAGAAGCTATATACATACAACGTAGACAGCTAAGACGTAGAACATTTTTAAATAGCTATAACTTTCCTAAAATTTATACTAGATTTAATCCATCTGGAGCTGTTACAGGAAGATTTACATCAACTGGTGGTGATTTAGATAGAAGTATAAATGCTCAGCAAATAACTAGAGATTTACAATATATATTTCATCAACCTGCTATAATAGATGGAGTGCAAACAGTGGTTTTACATGCTGACTTTTCAACAGCTGAGCTAAGAGCAGGTTGTAGTATTATGCAAGAACCTACTATGTACGAAGAACTAAAAGCTGGTCACGATTTACATAAGCTAGCGGCTTTATTAGCTATGCCTGATAAGACATTAGCTGATATTACAAAAGCAGATAGGCAAAAAGGTAAAGCTATTAGTTTCGGCTTAATTTTTGGTATGAGCGCAGATAGTTTTCAAGAATATGCTTATGTTAACTATGGTGTTAAATTTACTGCTGAAGAGTGTAAAATTATTAAGCAAAAATATAACACTAAATATCAAAATATAGCTAGATATCATAATACTAAATGGCAAGAGTATAAATCTATACCAAATGAAACTCCTACTGGTAGACGATGTATGGCTAATCTTGGTACTGATGCAATAAACTATGCTACACAAGGTTGTATAGCTGATACTACTAAGTTAAGTGCTCATTATATCAATAAAGAAGATAGTAGAGCTAATAACTATATATTTAATATAGTTCATGATGCTATTTATATGAGGGTACCAGAAGTTGATGTAGAATATTGGGCTGAAGTATTAGTACGTAATATGAAAAAAGGTTGGACAGAGATGTGTAAAATGCCTATGTTGTATTATAAAGATATACCTATGCCAGTAGAGTATGAATATATTCTATCTGATGGTACAAAAATCTGTAAGGAGGTTTAAATGGAAAGTAAATATGATGATTACTATATGCTACAAGCATTACAATTAGCGATGTTTTCTTATGCTCCTGATAAGAAAGTAGGTTGTGTTATAACCAAAGATGATAGACCTATATCTAATGGCTATAATGGTACTTTACCATTAGCTAACAATACTATGGTTGATGAGCAAGGTTGTACATTAGATAATGTTATACATGCAGAAGTTAATGCTATACATTTTTGTAGGGATAATGATATAAACACTACAGGTGCAACTATGTATATAACATTATCACCTTGCATAGATTGTGCAAAGCTTATAGTTTTTTATAATATAAAACGTGTAGTATACTATGAAACATGGAAGAATACAGAAGGTTTAGATTATCTAAGAACTAATAATATAGAAGTAGAAAAGTGGGAGAAATCAAATGTTTGAAACTGAAGAAGTTACGCTTTATCCAAAAGCGGAGCCTAATGATAAAATAGCTCTTATAGATGCGGATACCATAGCTTATGGGGCTTGTTGTGCTTGTGAATATCAGTACTATGACATTGAAGCTAATGAAGATAAATATGCTATAAACTTAAATGATGCTGTTGACCATGCTATTGGTAGAATTCAACAGATATTGGACCAAACAGGTTGTAAAACTTGTGAACTTTATTTTACAAGTGGTTATAATTTTAGATATGATGTAGACCCTAATTATAAGGCTAATAGAGTTGGGTTGCGTAGACCTGAAGGTTTATATGAAATAAAAGTTGAGTTATTAAAACACTACTCTGGTATGATTTGTACTGAATATGAGGCTGACGATATGGTAGCTTATAAAGCTATGAAAGATTATAAAATTAAAAAAGCTGAATTAGAAGAGCTGAATAATTTAGCTGACAGTAGGGTATTAAGCAATAATAAGAAAATTTCTGGTCACCACTCAAGTATAACAGGTAAATCCAAGGTCTATAGTCAGTGGGATAATATGTTAGATAGATGCTATGGTAATTACAAACCTTCTATAGCACATTATCAAGATAATAGTATTAAAGTATATAAACCGTGGGTAGAGGACCCAAATAATTATATTACTTGGGCCTTAGAAAACGGATGGTTTGAAGGCTGCTCAATAGATAGGATAGATTACTTAGGTCACTATATACCTAGCAATATTCAATTTGTTAGTAAATCTCTAAATACTAAAAAACAAAATTTAGTAGATAACCCAAAATCGCCATATCCTAATACCTTAGAGTATATAGTTACAATGTTAGGTGAAAGTAATATTAAATTTAAGTATAAAAATATTTATTATGAGATAATTAATGGTAAAGCCGAGGTATATAGGAATTTTGTTATGTGTGCCGTTGATAAAGATTTATTAAAAAGTATACCAGGTAAACACTTTAACTACTATAGTTCCGATCAACATAACATACAACCTAAGTTTGTAGAGGTTGAAGAGGCTGAAGCTATAATGTTTAACTATTTACAAGCTATAATGGGAGATAGTTCTGATGGTATTAAAGGTGTACCTGGTATAGGACCTAAGAAAGCTGAGAAGTTTTTAAATAAAGACATGAGTGAATTAGAAATGTGGGAAGGTGTAGTAAAAGCTTTTGAAAGTAAAGGTTTAACTTTCGTAGATGCTTTAACTACTATGAGATTAGTTTCTATTAAGCAACTAAAAAGACAAGAGGATGATGGCTTAGCTATTGAATTATTTGACCCTTTTAAGGAGTTAGGTTATGGCAACTAAATTTATGAAGAATGATATGCTTGATGGCAAAATTATGCCCTCACTTATAGACGTGGATTTTAAAGAGGATTTATCTAGGCTTTTAACATTAGGTGGTTATAAATATGACTTCGATAATTGGAGAAAAGCTACTAAGTCAGATATTAGTAGATATAGAAATGCTTTAGAAAGACATCTTATGCAAATAGATAAAGGTGAAATAATAGATACTGATACAGGTTTACCTCATTCTGTATGTGTAGCTTTTAACTCTATGGCTTTACACTATCTACATAGAAAATTTGCTATGGAAGATAAAGATAGAAAAGACTTTGAAAAAAGATTAAAATCTTATAAGGAAGCAAAATGCAAGAATTTGAAAAAACCTATGTAGACTTAGTTTTAAAAGTTTTAGCCAATGGCTATAAAACAATAGGTAGAAATGGTAATACGCTAAGCTTATTTGGTGAGCAGATAAAGTTTACTGTAAATCCGTCTAATTTTCCAATATTGCAAGGTAGAAAAATATACTATGCTGGAGTTATTGGTGAATTTATAGCATTTATAAATAACTATAGTGAGTTAGAACAATTTGAGTCTGTTGGTTGTAATTATTGGAAAACCTGGGCTGATAATACTGGACATCTAGAAATAGATTATGCTAAGCAGCTACATGACTTTAACGGTATTAATCAGCTAGAAAACCTATTACTTGAGTTACAAGTGAACCCATATTCACGTAGACATATTATTAGTCTATGGAGACCTGATAGATTAGATAGTTTATCTTTACCTTGCTGCCATTATGCCTATCAGTTTAATGTTAATAGCATAGGTAGACTAGATATGGTATGGATACAACGCTCAGTTGATACTATGGTAGGCTTACCTAGTGATATGATATTAGCAAGTTTATGGGTTTATTTGGTTGCTAAGCATTGTGATTTATTACCTGGCAATGTAACTATGCAGCTTGGTAATGTACATATCTATGAAGAGCATTTAGATGGTGTAAGACAGTATCTTAAGCAAGCTATAGATATAGATAATATGCATACAACTAAGATTAATCGCAAAGCTAGATGTTTACATAGTTTAACTTATAATGATATAGAAATAAGTGACTATGTATCTCAACCGGCTATAAAATTTGAGTTAAAGGCTTAATATGATAATAGGTACAGTGTTACTAAGTAGTAATGATAAATATGTAGGTTTAAATGGGGAGTTACCAAATAGACCAGAGTTTGATAAAGCATTCTTATTAAAGCTTATAAAAGGTAGAGTTTGTATATGCTCACGTAATACATATTTAAGTTTACCTAAATCTGTTTTAAAAGAGAGAGTTATACCAATAGATGATAAGTGGGAAGCTGATTTAATAACTATAGAGTCTAAAAATGATATACTTATAAACTTAGGTATTAAAACGTTTAAGCTAGCTATACCTAATATAATGTATATAGTTAGAAGCGATGATGAGATTGCTGAAGGTAAAGATTTTGATACTAAATGGTTGAAGGATAATTTTAACTGTTTATATAAATCTAGAAACCTAGAAATTCACAACAGAATTAATTAAATTTCAAACGATAATAGATATATAGACTAGTTATATATCTAAAAATTTATAATCAAATATGGACGACGTAGATAGCTTAAAATTAGTTTTTAAATTTAATAAAATTTTAATATTGGAGAGAACAATGGTAAAGATACAAGAATATATTAAGGAGCTGAGTGAGAAACATTCATCACAGGAGATAGCAGATAAACTTGGTATATCTGTGTCAATGGTTAGCCACTATAAAAAAGGCTATAATGCTTCTATAGAAGTTGCAGTTAAAGTTTATAAAGCTGAGAAAATAGTTTTATTCCCATTTAGTGAAGAAGCTTTAAAGGAGTTATCAAAATGAAAATATTAGTTTATGATTGTGAAATTATTAAGGCTGTACCAATAGATTATAAAAATGAAGCTAAAATAGAAGGTATAGAGTATTGTGATGGTTGGCATGACCATGCAAATATGGGCATAAGTGTCATAGGTACTTATAATAATTGGAATAAAGAGCAGATAGCTTTTGTTAATTATGAAGCTATGCATATGGGTTATCCTCCTATGGAAGATTTAAAATTAAAAACTATTAAACATTTTCAAGACTTATTAAATGAGTGTGATATACTTGTAGGATTTAACTCTATTAGATTTGATAATCTACTTATAGAAGCTAATGGTTTTACTATACCCACTCATATTAAACAATATGATATTCTTCAAGAGATGTGGCAAGCTGCTGGATTAGGCCCAGACTTTACTTTTCCTTATCATGCTGGTTATAGTCTTAAACAAACTTGTAAGGTTAACGATTTACCTTCTAAATCTGGAGATGGTGTTAACGCCGCAATTGATTGGCAAAGAGGTAAGTATGAAAAAGTAATTAGATATTGTTTAAATGACGTTATGATAACAACTGAATTACTTAGAAAGATACAAGATAGTGATGGTTGGATAGTAAACCCTAAAAATAAATTAAAACTTAGAAAGGTGCAAGATGTATAGTTTAGCAGAATTACAGTTATTAACAGAAAGATGGTCAGCTGATAGAGGTATAACAACTAATGGTAAAGCTATTACACAAGTATGTAAACTTACAGAAGAGATATGTGAAACTTTAGATGCTATGTGTGATGATGATAACGATAGTGGAATTTTTGATGGTATAGGTGATAGTTTAGTAGTTTGTTGTAACTTAAACATTCTTATAAATGGTAATATAGCTTTTAAGCATGTTAGGCCTTCTAAAGCTATTAATCCTATACAAGATGTTTTTAAGTCATTGAGTAAACTATGCAAATATATAAATTCAAATGAATATAAAAAAGCTTCAGAGTATCTATATGACCTAATTAGTGCTTTATATAGCTTAGCTGAGGCATTAGAAACTAGTGCTGAGCATTGCTGGACATTAGCTTATGAAGAGATTAAAGATAGAAAAGGTTATTTAACAGTTCATGGAAACTTTATAAAAGAGGCAGATATGCAACCTTCTAAACAATTAACTATGGATTTTGACAATGATTAAGCAGTGTAAAGGAAAAGACTTAGATAATGTGTCTAAGTCTAAGCTACTAGAACGCGGATGGCTATCTAGTATTAAATATGATGGTAATTATGTGCAGATACATAAGCATGGTAATTCAGTTAGATTTTTCACTAGTGGAGGAAAAGAATTCTATCATGAATTAGTTGCTGATAGTTTAGTAAAGAATAATCCAAATTTAGACTTTATTATAGAGACTGAATTCATAGGTAGTAGTCAAGGTAAACTAGGTGACAGAGTAAAAGCAGCTAAGTTAACTACATATAGAACTAACTTTGAAAAAGGTTTAGCTAATGTAGGTTTAGATACTAATAGTGATACTTTTATAGTTTTTGATGTTATAATACTTAACTGGACATTTGAAGCTCGCCATAATTGGTTAGTGAATATATTTAAAGGTTCAGAGCAAGTAAGACTAGCCTCTTTTGAGTATGTAGATAAATTAGAACTGGCTAAATGTAAAGCTAAAGAACTAGTTGATTTAGGATATGAAGGCTTATTTCTTAAGCATATAAACCATGTATATCAACCTGGTAAACGTGTTAACGAAGCTATTAAATTAAAGTATCGTAAAACAGCGGATTTACTATGTATAGGTATTGAACCAGGTGAAGGTAAATATATTGATATGATAGGCTCTTTAGTTCTACAAGATAAAGAAGGTAGAACAGTCTCAGTTGGTAGTGGTCTAGATGATAGTATGCGAGGGTTACCAAAAGATTGTTTTATAAATAAAATTGTAGAAATAGAATATGAGCAAATTATAGATACTTATATTCAACCTACTTTTGTTAGAGTTAGAGAAGACAAAACTATGGAGATAGACTAATGGCTAAAAGTAAAAATCAGCTAAGAGCTAAAAGACTTAAAAGACAAAGGCATAAAGATGAAAGAGAGCGAGATACAAAGCAAAATAATAAAGAAATTAAAAGCAAATAAAGCTTATGTTGTTAAGGTTGTACAAGCAACTACTAAAGGTGTACCTGATATTTTGGCCTGTTATAAGGGTCAATTTATAGGTATAGAGGTTAAAAAACCAGATACAAAAAATAATACAACAGCTTTACAAAAGCATAATTTATTAAATATTAGTGCGGCTGGTGGTTGGTCTATGGTTATGTATGAAGATAGTCAAGTGGATACTTTATTAGAGGAGATTGACAATGACTTATGAAGAACTTAAAGAATTAGGTTTTAGTGACGAAGCTATTAGAGCTCAAGGTATTCTACCTCCTAATAAGAAAGCTAAAGGTAGATATACAATACAGCAATGTGCAGATGCTTGGAAGATAGTTAAATGTAGATTAGATAGAAAAGGAGAATTATCAACTGAAGAACATAATACTTTTGTTGATATGTGTCTTTTCTATGAAGAGGTTATGGAGTATAAATTACCAGAAATTAAAGGCTTTAAATATGAAACCATATAAACATCAAGAAGAGATAGCTTTACAAGCTTATAATATTTTAAAACTAAACTACTTAGTATATCTATCTATGGAAGAAAGAACAGGGAAATCACTAACAGCGATATTAGTGGCTGAAATGTCTAAGGCTAATAAGATACTTATAGTAACAAAGAAGAAAGCTATCACTGGTTGGGATGAAACTATTAGTAAGTATAAACCATCTAAGTCTTATACTGTAATGAACTATGAGTCACTACATAAATTAGAAGGTAAGTTTGATTTAGTAATAATAGATGAAGCTCATGCTAACTTATCGGCTTATCCTAAGCCTACTAAGACATGGAAGACTGTATATAGTTTTACTAAGACTAAACCTATTATATATCTAAGTGCTACACCAAGTGCTCAAACATTTGCACAATTATATCATCAACTAAAACTATCTTCTTGGTGTCCATATAAGCACAAGAACTTTTATGATTGGCATAGAGATTATGGTATAGCAAGCCAGAAATTTATAGGTGGAAGAGTTATTAAAGAATATCATAAAGTTAAAGCTGAAGCCTATGAGCAGGTTAAACATCTATTTATTAGCTATACTAGACAAGAACTAGGTTTTGAGCACGAACCTAATGACATTATTCATATGATTACTTTAGATGAAAATACTAAAAAACTATACAATAAGCTAATGAAAGACAATATCTTGCCTGAATTAGAATATGTAGCAGATACGCCAATGAAACTATTATTAGGTCTACACCAGCTAGAAGGTGGTTCACTTAAATTAGAAGAGTCTAATCTTATATTAGATAATACTGAAAAGATAGATTATATACTTAAGGAATTTGGTGATATAGAAAGCTTAGTAATTTTTTATCATTATCAAAATGAGAAAACAAAATTAGAAAAGTATTTTAAGAAAGCAACAATATTACAAGCTACATCATTTGCCGAAGGAGTAGACTTATCTATGTATAAAACATTAATAATCTACTCCATGGACTTTTCAACAGCTCGTTACACACAAAGGCGAGCTAGACAATGTAATATGAAGAGAGATGAGGCTATAGACGTACACTATCTACTTGTTGAAGGAGCCATCTCTCATCAAGTGTACCAAACTGTTGCTTTAAATAAAAGTAATTTCGTTGATAAATATTTTGATAAAGAAGAGATTTAGTTCTCTTCTTTATTTACGTATTTTTCTAAACCTAAAGCTGCTAAGACTGCATAAACATCCCATTTAACTCTTTTATTAGGTATTTCTTCAATCTCTATAATATGTAGAGTATTAGTATAGTCTGATTTTAATTCTAGCACAGTATTTAATTGGCGCTTTAGGTTTTCATCTAAAGATGTAGACAATCCAGATAAATAATTAGTTAATTCGTCAGCCTGCGCTAAAGTTATATTAGTAAAATTTTCCTTTATAAAGTTTGAAGCTTCATCATAATAAAATTCACCTACTCGATTTCTAACATTATAATCTTCTTTACTAAGCTTAATACGTAACCCTTGTTTCTCTAATTTCTTACGAATATCTGGTAGTATAGATTTATTTAAACTATCGTAGAATTTAGTAACTCCTTCTGTACCAACTAACTCATTCTCTCGTTCAATAGGTATAGCCACTCTCTTAGTGCCATTCTCAATGGCTTCATTAATAGCATCAACTATCATTAATTGGTGAAATTTCTCAGGTTTCATAGGGAAATCAGCAATAGTAGACCTAGTTAGCTTTTTATATCTTGTTTGTTCTTTCTCTAGTTCAGAAACTAATTCTTGTGCAGCTTCATATTCATCTGCTAATTTTATATACTCTGCATCTTTCTCAGCTTCTTTTATAGCGTTACCACCATACTTTAATCTAAATTGCTCATATAGTTCAGTCACTTCCATATTTATTCTATTAAAACTATCTTTAGCATTATTCAATAATATTTCTGTTTCTTTTAGTTTTTCTTTATTACGCTGTATATTACTTTCAAAACTACCAGCTCCTTGACGCTCAGCTTGTAACCAATCAGATTGAAACTCATTAAGCACAGTAGTATTTTTACCATTAATATTATCTTGGTGTATTCTATTCCAGCCTAATAAAGATTCACCTTCAGTCATGTCATCACTAAAATGCTTTAGGTTAGTTCTTTTTTCTTGTTCGCTAAACTTAAATAATCTTTCTTTATAGGTATCTGTTTCTACTCCTTTCTTATTAAGACTTACATTACTATATCTACCAAGATTACCAACTGGGGAGTCTCCTATTTCTCTAATATTAAATCTATGTTTACCATACTCTGAACTCATAATTTCCCACTCTTCAGCCGTAAAAGCTCTAGAGTCATTAAGATAAGGTTCTAATATACCACTAGCTTCTATTTCCTTAGGTGATACACCTTGTTTAGTTAAATAACCGTTCAACTGCTGAGCATTAAACTTTTGATTTTTAGGTAAATTACTAATAATATCATCCATTTTATACGTGAAATCTATACCTTGGATAATGTCGTCTAAGGCTTCTTTCATAGCTTTATTACATACCATTACATTGCTCCATTAGTTCTTTAAATTTTAGTTGAATAATCTTATCTGCTTCTTCTTTTGGTAATTGAACACCAAAGTCTTTATTAATTTGTTTAATAAGTTGATTAGCTTGGTGATTAACTATATTTTTAAGCATCTTAGCATTACGCTCTCTTTCTCCAACTCGCATAGCATTAGCTACACTTTTACCTATTCTTTCAAACTTTGCATTATCCATATACTTAATAGCTTGAGAAACTATATCTACGTTTTCTTTAGTTGTATTTTGCCAAATAAAGTCAGATATAATCTCATCTGTTCTATCCTTCATAATAGCTGATGTAGGGTCTTCAGCTATAGTACCTTTTTCAGTAGCATATAATACTTTATCTAAAGACTCTTTAATAGTAGTTGGAGCTTCTAAAGGTTTTTTCCACACTAATCTAGGAGGCATATTAGCTTTGCCATATAGATTTTCTAGAGCAGCTTTACGTTCAACATACATATTTTGTAAATCTCTAAGTAATGGTGATGAGTCTAAAGACTCTTGAAATAATCTGCTATCTTTAGGCAAACCTCTTTTCATAGCTTCAATAGCTTTAAAATTTATAGGGTTTTCAAATATATCACCAGCATTCTTAACTAATGCAAGATAATTAGCTTGGTCACCTGGAGCTAACATTTTTACATAATTAAATACGCTAGAAGCTATTTCATACTTTAGACGTATTATAGGGTCTGCAGTCAAATATGATTGAAACTTAGGTATACTAATATTACCAGATACTCTAGCAAGATTAACATCATTTCTAAATACATCAGCCATTCTATGAATAGCTCTAACTGTTTGCTTAGCTTTAGGCGAGGACCAAGATACCTTTTTAAGCTCAGCACTTAATAAAGGAAAATGTACTGCTCGGCCTCCACCAACTTCACCAGCTGTAAACTTTTCAACTAAGGTATTTAATACTGCACCATCTATTCTATTTCTAACATTCTTAGGTAGCTTTTCAACCACTTCATAAAAAGTATTATCTCCAGCTCTTATATATTTAGCTAACTGCTTAACTACTGTCTCTTCATCTATACCAGGTCTAGTTAATACTTTATATAATACATTTTTCTCTGTAGCTTTCATCTTAGAATATTGCTCTTTAGCTTTAGCCCAATTATCTTTCCAAGCTTTAGCACTTTCACCCATATAATTATCAGCTACTTTATCTATTTCGTTATCTATAGAAGCTAATGCATTATCTAAAGCTATTTTATCTCTACTCTTAATAGTCTTAGTAGCGAATTTAATTTCATTAACTGCTTGTCTTAAGTCGATAAGGTCTATAAATGTTCTACCTTCTGAAGCATTACCTACCTTGGTTAATAAATCAGCAAACCTCTGTTTAATAGTAGGGTTCTCTATACGATTACCTATACTCTCTATTATAGGTTGTACGCCTAATTTATCATAGTCAAAACTATAGTTTTCAGTTAGCTTACCCGGTGCATTCTTAACATCATCATAGAACTTTTTAACTTTATTAGTATAAGTGTCAAAATTCTGCTTTATTATAGCTTGAATATTATCAGCACTTAAGTTCTTTGTATTTTGTAGTAAATCATCAGCTACTTTATTTATACTATTAACTATCTCAGCACTAGCTCTAGGATTAAATAGCCCTGCAGTATCTGCTACACCTTCACCTCCTCTTTGTGTACGAGTCAACGCAAAGATAGCTTTTTCTTTATCTGTACCTCTTAAAGGCCCAATAAGATTTTCAAGCTTAGTAACTATCTCCATAGCCTCTTCGTGAGTTTTATCAAAGTGTGTTAGTAGTGCCTTATACGCGCCATCTATATTTTTATCAAAAACTGAGTCATATATATGCTTAACTAGCTTAGCACTTTGAGCAAGTCCGTATCCAACAGGTAAACCACCAACGCCAAAGATAACCTCTGTTACACCAGCATCCTTCATTTTATCTAAGTAAGCTTTAGAAGATACCTCTGAAACCATATTTATATCAGAAATTAAAGTATCTATACCAGATGTTAAAGCTCCTGCAATAGCACCACCTGCAATAGCAGCACTACCTATAGCAGCTTTAGCTAATGCTGTATGAGGAGTAATTGCTGGCATTAAAGCCGCCGCACCTCTAGCCGCTACAACAGCTCCACTTATAGACCCTGCAATAGAAAATTTCTCATTCCATATGTTACGTAATAAGCTAGAGTCAGCTTCTATCTCTTTACCATCAACTGTTATAAATAAAGTATCTCCTATATATTTAGGGTTTTCAAAACCTTGTAAAGTTAGTTCTTTAAGTACTTTATTTTTAACAACTTCAGTATCATGCTCAACTTGCTTTCTAGTATCTTCATCCCAGAAAGCTTTAGCTCTATTATATACTTGAAATCTATCATATACTTGTTTAGTATAGTCAGCGGCCTTACCTGCTTCAGATGCTTGTAAATCTTCTTTTGTAAATGTAACATCTCTTTCTATTTGAGTTGGTGAAAAACCTTCCATCTCAGGTATTAAATCAGCTTCTTCAGCTTTAGTAGCTAAGGGAGTAACATCTGGTTGTTCAACTTCTTTCCGTTCCCAAGGAGCTTCGCCTACTTTAAAACCTATAGTAGTATCTGTTTGTTCCCAAGGGGCTTCGCCTACTTTAAAACCTTCCATTTTATCCTCTTCCTATTCTATTTCTTCCTGGCATTTGATTTACAGATTGAGTCATACCCATCTGCCCTTGTACCTCACCTAGCTGCATAGCTTGCATTGCTTGTTGATTATTTCCTAACATAGCTGCAGTCTCTTCAACTATAGCTGCTACTTCCATACTATATTTAGCCTTTAGATTTTTGACAGATAAAGCTCCAGCTTTTAAGTATCCTGCAGGATTAACTTGGCTAATCATTTGACCTATTGGACCATTAATAAACTGCTCAAGCATTACACCATTACGCTCATCTTCATCATCATAAGCTATAGCCTCTATAGTTATTTCTGCCATTGTAAAAGCTATATCAGTATCCATAGTAGGTATAGGAGCAACGACTATGTTACCAAACTCATCAACTAAAGGTTCATTAGTTTCTGGGTCTAACACTTCTTCAAAGACTAGCTTTGTTTCTGGCATACCATTAGGTAACATATTACCTGTCGGTACCATTAAAGGTTTATTTATCTCAACCCATTTATTACCTTCATAAGTATCAGCTACACGGATAACATCATGTGCAGTAAAGTATTGTTTTATAAGATTAACTATATCCCAACCTAATAACCTATAAAATTGCTCTATTTTAGATGTTGAATATCTTTGCGCTACAACAGATGCGTTTTGTTGTAACTTAACTTTAGTACCACTATCTGAAGCATAAGCCATACCTAAGAAACTATCATTAATAGATAATACTCTCTGTATTCTATCTAATGCTTTATCTATAATAGTATATTGGTCAATAACCTCTCTAGTTAGATTTTCTATTCTATAGCCATCTAATTCTTTCATAGGTATAACACCATTTACTCTATTAAATTGAGCTATAAATTCATCTAGATTTTCTACTGCATTAACATCGACAAAAGCTTTCTGTGTATTCACCATAAGCTGTATTTTAAGCAAGGCTTGGTTAATAGCGTGTTGTGATGATTTAACCTCTCTAAAGATACCATAATATTCTGTTTTATTTGAGCTATTTAGTTTTTGTACT